AGTCACCCCAGGCGTCAATGCGCTTCAAGCCATAATCGGAGGGTAAAGGTATGTATCTTGACTTTCCCCTCCCGCCGAGGTAACGTCCAATGAACGATAAGGCACTAGGCCGTCGAGTTAGAGCTTGGCAGACGCGGAAAGAAAATGAGCTTCGGGCGCAATACAACGAACTCCTCACTACTCGCCGCGGCCGAGATTTCCTTTGGCACTTACTCGACGTCGCCAAGTGGAACACTCAGCCATTCACCGGAAAGCGCGATCTCACTGACTTCGCCTGTGGTGAGCTTAATGTTGGAATTCAAATCCACTCCCGCATAGTGGAAACCGCTGCAGACGGGTTTCTGCAAATGTTAAAGGACCGCCAAGATGAGCAACGAGAACTTGCCGACCTCATCGGAGCCGACAACGCCTCCGACACTGCTGACCCAGCCGACCGTCCCGCCGACGACGCCGACTGAACCTAAGGCTCCCGCCGAGCCTCCGAAAGTTGAACCGGCCCCGCCGGTGGAGCCTCTGACCGTCGAGTCATTGAAGGCTCCTGAAGGAATGGAAATCCCCGCTGCAGAGGCGGAGAAATTCATCGGAATACTGAGCGATGACAAGTTGTCCCCTGGAGACCGGGCCAATGCACTGTTGTCGCTGCAGGCAGAAGTGGCAAAGGGCTGGGCTGAAAAGTCTACGGCTGCTTTCAATGACTTCTGGGATCAGCAGGTCGAGGCGGTCAAATCCGACCCCGAGATCGGCGGCGCGAAGCTTGAGCCTGCACTGGCCAAGATCAGCAATGTGCTGAACGAGTATGGGTCTCCTGAACTGCGTGAGGTTCTGAACGTTACCCGCGTCGGCGACAGCCCCGCGGTTGTAAAGTTCCTTGCGAAAATCGCGGATGTTCTCTCCGAAGGCACTCCGGTTCGCGGCACTCCCGCCCCGACCAAATCCCTCGAAGAGACCTTCTACCCATCAATGAAAAAGGGATAAACTAATGGCTGCGCTAAGCGTTACCAATCCCACCCTGCTCGATCTGGCCAAGGCCTCAGACCCTGACGGCAAGATCGCGATGGTGGTGGAAATCCTGAACGAGACGAATGAAATCCTTCAGGACATGACCTGGATGGAGGGCAACCTCCCGACGGGCAACCGCACTACTGTTCGCACCGGAATTCCTGCGCCGACCTGGCGTAAGCTTTACGGCGGCGTGCAGCCTAACAAGTCCAGCTACGCACAGGTCACCGACAACTGCGGTATGCTCGAAGCATACGCTGAGGTCGATAAGGCCCTTGCGGACCTGAACAACAATGCGGCCTCGTTCCGGCTGCAGGAAGATCGGGCTCACATCGAGGGCATGAACCAAGAAGTCGCGGAAACGCTGTTCTTCGGAAACGAAGGCACGGAACCTGCGGCGTTCACCGGGCTTGCCCCGCGGTATAACTCGCTTTCCGCGAGCAATGCCGATAACATCATCTCGGGCGGAGCGGCTGGTGGTCAGACCGATCTCACCTCGATCTGGCTTTGCGTTTGGGGACCGGGCACTGGTCACGGCATCATCCCCAAGGGCTCTCAGGCCGGACTGCAGGTCCGTGACCTGGGTGAAGTCACCGTGGAGAACATCGACGGCTCGAACGGCCGGGCTCAGATGTATCGCACGCACTACCGCTGGGACGTGGGCCTGACCATCCGCGACTGGCGCTACTTCGTTCGCATCGCAAACATCGACAAGTCCACGACGATCGCTACCGGTGCGACCGGTGCCGTGCTTCCGGACCTGATGTTCGAAGCCATCGAGCGCATTCCTTCGCTCGGCGCGGGACGGCCTGTGTTCTACATGAGCCGTTACATGCGGACTCGCTTGCGTCAGCAGACTTCGGCGCTGGTGAAGAACTCCACCCTCACCATCGAGCAAGTCGGCGGTGTCCCTGTGATGTCGTTCCACGGCATTCCCATTCGTCGCGTCGATCAGCTTGCTGCTGACGAAGCTGCGGTCTCGTAAGGAGAACTGACATGGCTATCATGGACTCCCGCACTTTGTTCGCTGAGAACTTCGATCTCGATCAGGAGACCGGAACTTACCTGCTTACCAACCAGATCGATCTCGGCATTGCCGGGGCTGATCCGGGGCAGGGACAGCCGGTTTACCTTAACGTGGTCGTGGAGGAAACCTTCACTGACGGTGGTGACTCTGCAACGCTGCAGCTTCGCCTCGCGTCGGATGACTCGGCTTCAATCCACAATACGACCTCGACCGGGCACCTTCTGACCGCGCCGATGCTGAAAGCCCTGCTCGTCGCGGGGAACAAGTTCAGCTTTACGCTCCCGGCCCAGGGCCTTGCCTATGAACGCTACCTTGGCCTTCAGGCCATCGTGGCAACTGCAGGCTTTGATGCGGGTGAGATCACCGCATGGCTGTCTCTCGACCCGATCGGCTGGAAGGCCTATCCTGAGGGAGATAACTAATGAAGGTCACCCTCGCACGTAGCTGGTTCGGACCTGACGGAACTCTGCGAAAGGCCCATATTGTGCACGAAGTGCCGAACGAGTGGGAAAAGCAGCTTCCTCCGGGGGCGAAGGTCAGTGAAGAGGTTGTGGCCGTGAAGGCTCCAACCAAGGCTGAAACGGACAAGGCCAAGGCTGAGGCAGACGCTAAAGCCAAGGAAGAAGCTGCGGCCAAAGAGGCTGAGGAAAAAGCCAAGGCTGAAGCTGCAAAGAACCAGAAGTCCCTCGGGTTGTAAGGAAATCGGTCGTGGCACTCAACGAAGTCAAGATTTACAACATGGCTCTTAACGCCATAGGCAATCGAGATGACGTTGGCGCCCCGACCGAGTCGTCGCGCGAAGCCGAAGTCTGCAGGACTTGGTATGAACCTGTCAGAGATTTTGTGCTTCGCGCGGCTTACTGGCCTTCGTGCAAAGCATTCTCACGATTGGCGCTGCAGTCGGAACGTGACACTGACTCTGATTGGGTCTTGACCGATCCAGAGCCTGGTTACCTGTATGCTTATGCAGGGCCTTCCGACATGCTCGCGCCACGGTATCTGACCACTTTCGCTAACTTCAGCTACGGTGTTTACGGAACCGCTCGAAGCATCTCTACGAACCAAGAAACCCCGATCTTGTGCTATACTAAGCGCCAGACCGACATCTCGCTGTGGGACCCGCAGTTGCAACTTGCTATCGCCTTGGCGTTGGCCAGTTTCATCTCCGGGCCGCTCCGCGCGAAGCCCGGCATGGACAATAAGACTCGGGAACAGGCTAACCAGCTTATCCTCGAAGCCCGTGTAAACACCGCGAACGCGGAACAGCAGGATTACGAAACCCTCCCGGAGTGGATCACCGCGCGCGGGTTTGGTGGGGCTGCGAGCAGCCGGTTCTTCTGGCCTACCGGGCCGCTAATCTCCGCAGGTTCAATTGGGCTGGTGTCCTGATGAGTCTCGAACTTATCAAATTCGCTTTTGTCGCCGGAGAGGTTTCAAAAACCTTCTTTGGCCGTTCGGATTTGGAGAAGTATGATTTCGGGCTTGAGACCGCAATTAACTGGTTTGTGGATTATCGCGGCGGTATCAGCACGCGGCCGGGCTCAGTTTTTGTCGATCATATCAAGAACGATAACCTGGATGTAAAGATCACGCAGTTCAAGTTTGCGCCGAATTTGGCCAACACTTATCTCGTTCTATTCGGCCATAACTATATCCGTTTTGTGCAGGATGGCGGTTATGTGTTGGAGGCTAACAAAACCATAACCGGCATCACTAAGGCTTCTCCGGGTGTGATTACTTCCACCGCTCACGGTTTTTCAACTGGCGATTGGGTTAAGTTTAACGTTGCGGGTATGACGCAGCTTAACGGCCGCAGTCTGGTTGTGGTAAAGATTAACAATGATACGTTCAGGCTGAATGACGTTGACGGCAACGCCATTAACACGACTGCCTTTGGCACATTCACTTCTGGCACTGTCGCGCGCATTTATACGCTTGCGTCGCCTTACGCCTCAACTGATCTTGCTGAACTTAGCTGCCATAACTACCGTGATTACATTCGTCTCACTCATCCCAGCTTTGCTCCGTATGAGTTGGTCCGTAACTCACATGCCAGTTGGACTATAAGCCTGACCACGATTGGCACCTCTGTGGCCCAGCCAACTGGGCTGACACTTACTCCTATTGTTGTTGCCGCTGGTTCTGCTATTGGTATGGCTGTTACAGCTGTTGATGCAAATGGTGAAGAAAGCCTACCAACTAAAACTGAAGTCTGCACTAACACTAACAATTATGCAACTGCTTCTGGTGGCATTTATGCGGCCTGGAGTCCGGTTACTAACGCACAGTATTACAATGTTTATAGAACTGTCATTGTGCATCTTGAACAGTATTATAGCCCGGGTCAGCAGCTTGGGTTCCTTGGCCGTGCTTACTCTCCGAGGTTTACCGACAACAACATCATTCCTGATTTCGCAATAACTCCCCCGCGCGGAAATAATCCTTTTGCTGGCGGCGTTGTCGAGCACATAAACATCACAAACGGAGGAACAGGCTATAATCGTTTCACGACTACTGTAAGTTTGTCCGGAGCTGGAACTGGCTTTGTGGGTCAGGTTCTGGTGGACAATGCGACTGGCGAGATCTTGGGCGTGTTAGTCCTGAACGGCGGCTCAGGCTATACCGGAACCACGGTCTCGTTCAGCGGCGGGGGAGGTTCTGGCGCTACTGCTACGGCGACGACCTCCCCCGCGACGGGGAACTATCCACGGCTTGCAACTGTGTTCCAGCAACGCCAGCTTTATTTCGCCACCGACAACAAGCCGCTGACTATCTTCGCGAGCAAGCCCAAACAGTTCGACAACTTTGACTATGGAAACGTAGTTGTCGATAACGACTCTTACGAATATGATCTGGACAGCGATGAAATCGCCCCGATCAAGCATGTTAAGAATATGCGTGGCGGACTGCTGCTGATGACCGGCGGTGGCGTGTGGCAGTTCAACGGAGGCGCCAACGGTCAGCCTGTTACCGCTACGCAGGCCCTTGCTGAACCCCAGACCTACACTGGCATCAGTGACGTGCCGCCGCTTACTGTGGACACTGAGGTGATCTATATTGAAGCCAAGGGCTTCACCGTGCGAATGCTCGCCTACAACGAGTTCAGCAAGGTTTATGCCGGGCAAGACATCTCCGTGCTTTCTAACCACCTCTTCAACAGCAAGAATTACATCACTGAGTGGACCTTCGCCTCGGACCCGTTCAAACTCGTATGGGCACGGCGGCTCGACGGCATCATGCTTAACCTTACAATCCTGCAGGAACAGAAGGTTTTTGCATGGGTTCGCTCCGTGACAAAGGGTCAGTATCAGCATGTGCTGGCGATTGAAGAAAACAATACTGACCGCGTGTATCAGATCGTCCGCAGGAAATTGCAGGGTGTCTGGCGGCAAGTAATCGAATATGTTGCTGATCGTCGGGTTGACGATGTGGAGGACGCATTCTGTGTTGATTGCGGTCTGGCTTATTCGCCAACCTATCCTGACGCGGAGCTGGAGCTCGACGGCATTACTGGAACGATAACAGTAACAGCCTCTGCTGCTGTGTTCAGCGCGGGTGATGTTGGGAAAATCCTCCGAGTGAAGGGTGGGAAGGGAACAGTCACTGCTTACAACAGCACTACTGAATTGGAAGTGCTGCTCGTTCGTGATGTTGATGACACGATCCCCGGCACTGACGAAGTGCTTCCGGCCGCCTCCGGATCGTGGTCGCTTGACTCCAAATTCTCTACCGTGTCCGGGCTGTGGCATCTTGAAGGTGAAACGGTTCAAGTTCTGTATGACGGCAATGTGCAGCGTGATGCTGTTGTTGCGAATAGTGGATTGACTCTTCCCGCCTCAGCATCACGGGTTGCAATCGGGCTTGGCTACAGCTGCCGCGCCAAGTCTCTTCCAGTCACGCTTACGCAGGAGACTGTGGAGAACCGACGTAAGCGCACTGTTGGCGTTGGTGTGCGCTACCACCAGAGCCGCGGGCTGAAAGTAGGCTCGAAAGAAACCAAGGTTTACGAAGTTAAGGAACGCACTAATGAACCTTATGGTGAACCCACGC